CACCTCTCCAAAGGTCGTAAGGTCTGGTACAACTATTTCATCACCATTACTCATATCCCAAGTCATACTTGATTGAGTGTTAGTTTCGTCTAGGTCGTGGTATTGCTGGTTGATTGGTTTCATATATTCTCCTTTAATTAAAATGTTACTCCATAAGTTGCGTAGGTTTGTGATGCACGATTAGTCCACGCAGTAGAATAACTTGATGAACCTGCGACAAATTCAAATAAATTAGTAGCCGTTGTCAGTCGTTTGATGTACCAATTACTGTCTTTATCCATGTACGCGTAGTATTCATATGAAGCACTGGAAGTGTCATCAAATTGAACGAGTGAATATGAATCAGTTGGTTTAGAATAAACGGTTGAGCTAGAGGAATTTTTTACGGTTACAGGCAGTGATCCATCAGATTCAGCGTTAACGAAGTGTGGCAAGCCGTCTTTAGTGTATGGGGTGGCAAGCCCGCCGCTACCACCACCGCCCATAGGCACAGTTTCAAGGAAGTCATTAAAAAGTTTATTCAGTTTCTTGAGTTCTTTCTCAAGTGGCTTTACGTCAGTTTCAGGTATGACTATACCTTTAACCGCTTTTACAAATTCTTTTCTTGAGGTCTGTAGTTCACCCTCCAGTGGTGAAAGGTCTGGTTTTTCAACATTCACTACCGTTTCTGGTACATTTACTATTGGAGCTTCAGCCACAAGTTTCTGGGCTTTGATACTACTGTCCATAGCTTTCACTGCTTGTTCTAGGCTTTTGAACTGTGCGGTGTTATCTATTGGTTTAGGGATCTCTATATCAGAGTGGCTTTTAGGTATTTTTTTAGCTTCATCTAATACAGACCGCAGGAGATCAGTCATTTCAGAAAGATCGACTTGCTCCTGCGTGGCAATTGTTTGATGAAGACCATTAACGGCTTCGACAACCTTGTAAGCATCAGGGGTTCCGATTTCTTGTAGCTGATTTACTACTTCGGTCTTACTTACACGGTTGTCGAGGAAGTCAACGAGCTTTCGCATTACTTCAACTATTACTTGCTGTGTTTGGGTATTTGAGTCAATTAGAGCAGCGTGCTTGATATCACGCTCATTTCTGAGGCTTTGCTGCTCTGTATATGCTCGTATGTTTTGTAAAGATTTATCCATGATTGTATATGGTTGTAGCGGTATGTATGCCTCTGTGTTCTGGCTTGATAAGCTACACAGTCGGTGGCGTATACCGCTACAGAATTAGTTATGCTTGACGAGTAGCAGTACCAAGAATGTTAGTAACTACCCATGCGCTGTCAGTGGTTGCTTCATTAGTTGCTTGTAGAACAACGTAGCTACCTGCTGGCTGGTTAGTAAAGATCAAGTCTTTGTCATCAGCAGCAGTGAAACCATTACCCACGATCTTGTCAGCAGAGTTAGGGCTAACGGTAAGGGTAATACCGTCTTTACCAACACGTGCAATAACAGTTACGTTAGAAGTACCAGCAGCAACAGCAGGAAGAGTAAGAGTACTCGTTGCTGTGAAGTTTAGTACTAGTCCTGAATCAGCAGCAGTTGCGGTGTAGTCACCAGTCTTAGTAAGTGCTTCGTTGTGGCCAAAGCCTGAGAGATCAACAGTTGCCATTACTTGCTACCTTTCTTAGATTCTTCTTTTCGTTCTTTTTCTTGTTCCTTAGCTTGCTCTTCTTCAAATGAGAAATCCTGAGCATCATCAGCTACTTCACCACGGAAGTTAGGATCAAGCTTTTGTAGGTCTTTAACACCTTCTTCAATAAGTTGAGCAGGTGTAACACCGTTAGCTTTAGCTTCTTCAAACTGACGTTCTTCAGCCTGTCGTTTAAGGTGTAAAACAGCGTTGCGTGCAGCGTCTACTTTCACCTCTTTAAGCCAAGATGTACCTTTTGGCTGTGGTACGCCGTGTACTTGAAGTTTCTTTTCTTCAGCCATGATTATCCTTTCTTAAATTGATTTACTTTAAGCAACTGCGTGCATACCGATCATGTTTACCTTGTTCACGTCTACGAATGCGTCGTATCGGTGTCGGTATTCAAGTAGGTTGCCGCTAATGCCTGGAGGGTTGTTGTGTAGTGTGTAGTCAACTAGTTTTTCAGGAGCTACTGTTGCATCTGGGTGAGAGATAAGTAGATCAATTGCACCTGATGTGCTAGGCATACGGTTTGAAGGAACGATTACGATTTCTACACCGTCTACAGTTCCGAGGTAGCCAGATTTACGATCTTTGTAAGCTAAGTCGCTGTTAAGAACAAAACCAGATTGTTTTAGGAAGTTGTAGTAAGTTGCAGTCATTGCAGCTACACGACCTTCTTCAGGAGCTTCGTTATCAGTGATGTTTGCATTGATAGCTGTGAAGTTGGTGTAAGCGTTAGCGCTTGAAGTAGCACCGTCAGCAACAATGTCATCACGATCGTACACAGCACCAGTGGTTGCAATAGTCTGGAAGATGTATGCATCCATTTCAGGTACAAGTACGTTCTTAGTAGCCTGTGCAAGATACTTGCCAGGTTTTCGGATCATCATTGAATCTTGGTAGTTCTTTTTGTCGATAGTCTTAGTCCATGAACGATCTCGTGTAAGTGTCCATGTCTGTTGAGTATCTTCTACTTCAGTAGCGTTACCGTAGCGGTTTGCACCGTTAGGGTTGTAGTTGTTCATTGTTGGGTCAGTGAGTGTGCTAACGATAATTGCGCTAGAACCATCCCATGACCAGTCTTGGTTAGTAAAACCTTTTGACTTACGTTTTACTTTTAGTAAATCAGAAGTTCTACTTTGAAACACAGTTGCAGCGTTTACTGCCATGATAGAACCTTTCTCAGACTCTAACGATCAGCTTCCTCGTCAAATGCTGCGAGCATTGGATCAACCTTTGCTTGCTTTGGTGCACGACTTGGTACAGTTTGGGTACGGGCTTTGGTCTTAGTTGTAGCTTTGACACTCTGCCTTTGACCGACACTGGTAAGCTTCCGTATTTTGTCTGCTTCTCTTTGTAAATGTTGATGGAGGTCGCCACGAACTTCGATTGGGTTTCCGTAGTCATCAGTCACAACTTGTGTATTTACAAATTGATCTATTGCATCGCCCAGTGCCTCTTTTACTTCTGGTGAACCAGTCCTAAAGAGGTCAATTGAAGCGATAGCTTTATCTAGTGACACTTCGAGCCTTTCGGCGTTCATAGCTATTCGTTCCTGTTGGAACTCACGTTGCTGCAGGTGATTTCGCACTTCTTCTTGTCGTTTGGCAAGTTCGGCTTCATCGTTCTGAGCTGCGCGTAGATACTCTTCAAGTCGGACATCTTCTTGAGCCTGTTTGATCTCTGCATCACGCTTACGTGCTTCACGGGCTGCGATTCGCTGTTTAGCGTATTCGTCATTCCGCCTTTTTTGCTCTGCTTGTTCAGGGGTAAGGCTACTGTCCTCAGTAGCATTGTCTGATTCGTCCTCTGAATCTGACGCTTGCTCTTCCTCTGTTTCAGCTTCGCTTACATCTTCTTCCGATTCTTCCTCTGTATCTTCAGATTCGTCGTTGGCCTCTGACTCTTCTTCAAATCCGTCGGACTCATCTTCTTCGTTGTCCACTTCATCAAAGACACCTTCGTCTTCAAATGAATCTTCAACGTCAGCTTCTGAGCTTTCCTCATTAGTTGATGTATCGACTGCATCATCTGCACCTGTATCGGTAGTAGTTGATGTGTCTTGGGTAGCAGTTTGTTCTGCCATAGTTCACTCCTTTATTAGTTCACGCATTCTTTTCACCGTTGCGGTTGACGGGGTTGAGCTGGAGGTCGCTCTGTGAGGCGCTGGTTATTTTGACCAGCAACTCACACAATTACCTCTTAAATGCTTCGTGGTACGGGTGTCCTGCGTTCTCGCACGTCATCTTTGCCCCTCGGTCAATCCATCTGTGCACTTGGCTTGGTAGGTTATCCATCTCTAAAATGAATTGATTACGAGAGCGCATAGCTTCGCGAATTTCGTCATACTTTTTATTTCTTTGCTCTTCTTTGATCTCAGCACGTTCTTCTTGGTAGGTTTTCTTTTCTTCAGGTCGTATGTCTAGTGATTCGTCAATATCAGTCATTAGGCTGCTCCTCAACTTCTACTCGCAGTACTTGTTTGATCTGGCTTTCAAGGTTCTCTACAAAACTTCTATGTAGTCTTATTGCATCTAGAACTTCTTTAACTTTTGCTGGATCAGAACCTTCATTTGTCTGCTTAAGTAACATTTCGCCTAGACCTTCCTTATGCTTCTCGATGATCTCTAAGATGAATGTTGCATCTTTGGTAAGTGCTTTCTGGCGTTCAAGTTTCGTTTCAGTTCGAGCCTGTTTCTTTTGTGCGGCATAGCTCTGTGAGTTAGAACCTGAATAAAGTGATGCATCGTTACGCATTAATTACCTCCTGTGCTGGCTGTTGCCTTTGAACAGCTTGTAAGATCTCTTCTTGTGGGTAGCCCTGTGCTTCTGCTTCGAGCATTGCTTGAGCTGTACCTTGGCTCACACCGTAGGCTTGCATGATGAGTCCCACTTCACTTGAATCCTGTTGAGGTTGCGGTAACTCTTCAGGCATAGGTTCTGTCGATTGTTCCTCAACAGGAACTTCTTGTTGGATCATTTGTTCTTGCATGGCGTTCTGTTCAGCCATGTTTGCTTCTTCTTCAGGAGTAATGTCTTCTAGGATCTTGTCGTTGTCTGTAGATAGAGCAATGATTGATCCCATTAGTTCACCGACATTTAGTTTCTTGCCAGCCATCATCAACGACTGTTCAAGTGTTGGATCAGTAGCTTTAAGTTCAAGTACTTTCATAAGACCTTCAAGACGCTTCTCATCGTCTTTCGCTTTGTCGTCGTCTGGGTCTATTTCAAAATCAAATTTGGCTCTTACTTCGTCCCATAAGATTTCAAGTTCATTTGTTTCGATGATGTTTCCATCTTCATCTACAGGCCAGTCCATACCGCCTTTAATAAGTAGTTCGCGTTCTTCGTCTGACAGTTTCATGAGGTCTGTGCCCTGCATATTGGCAAAGTCTGTGTTAATCATTGACTTAGCAACTGCTGCATAGGTCATGTCTACGTTGTCTTTAAAGTCCTCATCATCAATTGAGAGGTTGGCTTGAGCCATTTTTACACCTGCTGGGGTTTTACTTGCGAGTGGGTCGCCAGCGCCAGCACCAATTGATGTGTCGCCCATTGGCAGGATGTTGTTAAGACTCTGCTTGTACATCTGCATTCGGGTAGGTAGCTGTGAGTAAACCTGATTGCTGATCTCTTGGCGCTCTACTGTTGCGTTACCTTTTTCCCAGATAGCATCTTGTTCATATACAAAAGTGTCGAGATCTGCGCTTTCAACATCACCACCGACTGCAATAGGAGGTCTGAAGCCTAACTGAGTAGCTAGTACATCTACTTGGCGTGCGTTATCGAGTACGTTTTGTGTACCACCAGCAAGTTTTACGATTCCAACACCGTAAGGGTTGATGAAGTCTTGGTAGCAGTAAAGGAAGTGAACAGGTACGTCACCTGTAGGGTCTGGGTTAGACCATTCACGAACTACTTTCTTTGAGTTCTTGTAGTACATCTTGAATGGTGCATTGACACCACGTTGGAAGGCTATGCAGAAACGATAGCCTTTTTGCTTAACAGACTTATCGTTATGTTCTCG